GTGAGGAATACTACCATCTTAGTATTCTCTTTCTTTTGTCCAATGAAACTCTCGAACTCTCGGGAGATAACAGAGATAGAACTGTGCTTAAAGATAGATCCATCTCTCATTGGTTCATCGTACTCTGCACCTATAATTTCTTCAATCAATGCCTCCTTTGTTATAGCATCAGATGAAATTTTTATACCTGATATCTCATTTATCAGTCTAGTTCCATAAGAAATTGCCTGTGTCTTACGAGCTACTCCAGGCTCAGCTACCAGTACCACATACAAGTTAGGATACATTCGTAGTCTGCCAAAGTTAAGCCAAGTCTTCTTACGTAAAACAGCTGCAATCATAGAGATACCTACCCACTTATGGAAGATGGGAGCAGACTCAGTCTCTGCTGTATATTCCATGTAGGCATCAAGCCAGTTGTTAAGTTTTCTACTCATTTATATACCACCATCTATTGTACTGGTTATCTGCTGCATTGCTGATATAAGACGGTTGAAGATACGGTGGTATGAGTGGAAGTTGTGGAAGGTCTGGATCACTTTCGTTTACATAGTCGGTGTATTCGACTTCTTCAAGTTGACCCCAGTTAGGGCCAATAGAGAAATCTATGTCTATAGTAAATGTAGTATGGTTAGCTATAAGTGGCATAAGCATACAATGCTTCATAGCTTGCATTACGCTCGGAACATCTTCTTCATTGCAGATACAGTAGATGGCGTCATGAAGTTGAAGATATAAATCAATACTGCTACCGAAAAGGTAATACATACGTTCCAGAGAAGTATTGAGAAGATCACCAACTGTTGATTGGGGTATATAACTATAAGCTGATCTGAACAGGTTATCACCCCACCTATCAGTAAACTTATGTTTACGCCCAAGTAGGTTAGTAAGAGTACGAGTTGCACGAAGATCATTCTGAATCCTTTCATGCCAAAGGTGAAGTTGTGGGCAGGCCTGATGATAGATCTTCATTAACTCTTTAGCTTCTTTTAAAGGCACACCAAGCTTTGCGGAAAGAACTCCGGGGCCAGCGGAGTAATTATTTGCGTGTCTAATAGTCTTTCCTACCTGCCTGAGCTCTGGTGTTACCTGCTCAATAGGAACTCGGAACATCTGAGCAGCAGTAAACTTATGAACATCAATGTTTCTTTCTTTACGGTATGCTCGAGTCTTACCAAAAGATTCTTCAAACATACGAATGAGTTGTGCATCGTTAATAAGATACGCTACTACTACTGCCTCGGCTTGCATATAATCTGCGGAGACGTATACTTGTCCAGCCTTCGGAGTACCATAGATTTTTCTAGCTCTCTTCGGGACATTCTGCAGATTACCAGAGCCGTAAGGGATAATAATAGACTTACTGCTACTCCAACGTCCAAAGCTACGATAATCGTCTTCATCATCTACTACGAATCCTTTATTCTCCCGCTGCATAGTGGCACCAGTTATGTTATAGCAAGTGTGCACACTACCAGTAGGTGAAGGGGTTATGTCTATAAAGTCAACAAGTTTGTTAAGTTTCTTCCACTCCATGATTAGTTTTAATACTGGGTTATCAGAGAGCTGGGATAACTTCTTCATTGCTTCTGCGTCGGTAGTTACTTTCTTTTCTTCTAGAGCGGACTTGCGACGTTTGTACTGTATTGGTAATGCAAGATCAACGTAGAGTGTTTGCTGCATTTGCTTCGGGGAAGCTAGGTTTACTTTCTTGCCAAGCATCTTGTCTATAGCTTCTCCAAGTTGCTTTGCACGAGGAAGTAAACCTATAGGTAAACTGTTGTCATCTTGGTCTAAGGTGTGTAGTGTGTAATGCTGTCGCTCTTTACTGATTGGAATACCCTGTATCTGGAGCATGGACGCGGGGTATATCTGCGCCATTTCAAACTCAAAGGTATGAACGATTTTTTGCCTCTTCATTTCTGCTGATAAAACATTCCAGATACCATACGTATTAGCTGCATCACCGGCGTTATACAGTGTTGGCATAGTTGCTTGAGTATGTTTCCACGGAGGAACATTGAGACAGATTGAAGTAATAAACCCCAAACTTCTCGGAGCTTCCGGCCAGCACACATGCCCAGCAACCAGAGTGTCTGCAAATAAGCGACGAGTGAGTATACCAAGATTATACAAAAGCACAGTAATATCATAAGGGCCGTTGTGAGTAATAGTTTCACACTCTGCAAGAACCTTTGCAAACCAGTACCATATTTCAAGCTCATCCTCCTCTGAGAACCTGGGCTCTCTCCCACTGAAAAGATCTAATGAGACTGCGTGATTGGGTGAATCAGCGAGTCCGATAATGTCAACGTGACTTCCTGGTGATTTAGTTTCGAGATCAAATGCGACGGGATCTTTATGGTCGTGGTAGAGGAACTTAAGATATTCAATAAACTCTCTTCTAGAAACAGACGCTTCGAGAGATCGCTGATCCCTTGGAATATCTGGAGTGAGGCTATTCGCATAAGCTTTCCTTAAGTCCATGATAGTTGGGAAGTGAAGTTTCCATTCGATGTCTACTTTTATTGGATGATAAGTGCAGAGAACCTTTTGATTCTGAACTAAGGTTGATTCAGTAACATAACCCCGGAAAGAGCTAATAGAGTGTTGCCCTGTCAGTGCCCATAACGCTGTTCTCCCAAGACCTATAACTATATTAGGTCTGAACTTTAGGATATCTTCCTTGAGCATTTCAACATACTTAGACATAAGAGGCTTAGGTTTAGTACAAGCCTTATCTTCAAAGAAGAATCCAATGTTATTACCTGGGGGCTGATCCCGAGCAACGTTCGTTACTAAGCAATCTTCACGTATAATATTCGTCTGTCGTAGTAGTGAGTCGAGGATTCTACCGGCATGACCGACAAAGTTCTTACCTGTAAGAGCTTCATCAGCACCCGGAGCCTCACCAACTAGCATTATTCGTGCAGTAGCTGGCCCTTCAGTTCTTGTCTGAGACATTGTATCACCTTAATCTATAAAGTTGAGTTACGTTATTCCTGAATACTTCTCCTGTAATATCAGCAGAAAATAATACAGCTACTGTAGAAGCACAGTATCCATTAACAGCTTCATAGTCTGGTTTTACTTTCTCTATAAACCATCCTTTATCCCTATAAACATTTATCCTAGTCTCAGTAAAAATCAACTGTATTCCTACATAAGGACGCTTTAGTAAATTACAGATCTGATGCCACCATGTATTAGATACTATACATAACACTTTACAACTAGGATGCGTTAAGAAATATATAACAGCACCTTCTATACTAAAAAGTTCTTTATTTTCTTTGTTTTCTTTATACATTAGACTATTCCCTTTAAGCAAGTTTCAACGGAGGTGTTCCCTCAGGTTCATGAACTTCTGGAAACAACTCAGCTAACCTTGGATCACTCTTATCGAAGTCATTTATCTCACCACACTTAGTACACACCCAACCGCCAGGTACCTGTACTACAGTTTGCTGCCCGTTAGGAGATACTAATTTACTTGCAAACCTAAGTTGCATTGACTGAGCAAAGTCAACCCCGCCGCACATACACTTAACTTCCGGAAGATCATCAACTTTAATCTGCATTCCCTGAGGTTGCGCTTGTTGTCTACTCATACCACGAGTTCCCTGCGGTTTCATAAATCCTGGTTTGTTACTCATCAGTTGTTTCCTTTCCACTTAGCGTGTCAAATGTTGACGTTCTTAGAATAGCACTCTGTACCAGCGATATCACGAAAGTACTCTGTATGGCCTAGGTCGTGTATTACTGATACGATGAATAGTTGCCACTGGTGGAGGCGGTGATTTATACGTTGTTTGAAGATATTACGTAGAGCTTTGTAGTTAGTGCAGACGATACGACGCTGAAGGAAGCCTTCAGGAAGAAGGTTCTTAAGGGAATCAAAGTCTTTATCGTGTCTGTAGGTGTTAAGATCTTCTATAGTGTTAAGGTTAATGTAATCTTCAAAGTCTTCTGCAGTAAATTCTTGCTTGAGTATAGTGTGCATGGTAGATTCACTTTGCTTGGTGACACCGACTCGGTAGGTATCAAACTCCTGCCACCAGTAGCGTGGGGCAGTTATATCAAGCCATACTACAATGGATTCGAGGAACTTGTTATGACCACCGTCTCTAGTTGATAAGCTCTTGGCTATGTCCTCTATGCGTATGGTATCATCAGGGTTTATGTTGTAGCTGAGAGACAAGCCGAGGAGAGCTTCGTCGTAGCCAGCTTCTGCAAGGACAATTACTTCCATTATTTTCCTCCGTTATTGTTACTCATCTCAACCATAAGGTTAGCCATACGGGCCTGGGCTGATAGGTATGCTGCCTGGTCGATGTCAACACCAGTTACGAAGAGTTTATTTCTTACACAGGCTTCGATGGAACTCCCGGAGCCCATGCAAGGGTCGTATACTGATTGGCCTGGGAGAGCGGAGCGGGAGATGAGATTGTTCCAAACTCCTACAGGTTTCTCGTATGCATGGGTCTTGGCAGTGGAGAGAACCGGAGCCCACTCAAGCCAATCTGGCATACCTTGTTTGACAAGTGTAGCCTTTTCTTTTCTTATATAAATAAGCATCTCATAACAGGAAGCTGGCCAGGCGGTGGGGACATTACACTGGCCGACTTCGCGCTTAATCCAGATAAGAGGTTTAACGTGGACATACCAGCCGGCAGTACGGAACATGGCAGATACATGGTGGAAATGCTCCGGGCCTACGAATACATAGCCGTGGGCATCATCAGTGCAGAAACGAAAGCTCTCTCTGGCGATAGCGTTGTAGAGGTAGAAGGCGTCATCTTTCTTATCTGAAATGGTATAACCTGCTGATGTAATAGATCCTCCGGTGTTACCTCCCAGGTTAATGGCGGTCTTGTCTGCGTCGATTCCGTATATGGGATCTGTAAGGAGGAGATTAACTGATCTATCTGGCAGGGATAACATATGTTCAGTAGCGTCAGCGTTAATAAGGTTAAAAGTTTTTTGGTGTTTCTTGACAACTTGGTCATAAGAGTTAGCTCCTATCACTGCATCAGCAAGACGGTTTAGACCCTTTGCAGCCTTGATGATGTCAGTTGTTTTCTTCGCTTTCTTAAGTTCAGGGAAGGCCTGAACCATTTCAGCGATCTGAATGTGTCGGTCAACAGCGGCCCGTGACATGCCGAGGTCTTTTGCAGTTTGCTCCATAGTCCAGCCGGACTTGAAAGCTCCTGAAGTTGCAACACCATGTCTAGCTTGTTTGAGTCTGTGGTACTCTTGCACTGCCTCAGCTTTTTCAGCAGGGGTGAAGTCCTTCCGATGACAATTAGCCTCAATTTCAAGCTCCTTCAACTCGGCACTATCAGCGACGTCTTCGTAAACACACTTGACATCTTTACCAGCAAGGATACATGCAGCTACCCGGCGACCACCATCTATAAGATCGAGGTCTCGGGTTACTACAACAGGAAGTATCTGACGTTTATTCTTGATTGAGTCGGCGAGAGATTGGACGTCACCAACTTCAACTCGGGAGCGGGTGAGTCCCTCGCGTACACGAATCTTAATAGGATTGACAAAGAAACATTCCATAGACATAGTTTATGCAAGCCCCATTCTTCTTAGAGCAGCTAGCTGCTCTTTAGTTACTGATATTTTCTTATCTGTTCGGCCTTTGGTTCGCTCTTTTTGAACTGTTACTTTTGCGATAGTGTTTTCTACTAGGTCAGTGTGGCGTTTGGAACGGTAGACGGCGAAGAACTGGAATCGGTCGGAGTCGGATAGCTGTAAGAAGTCGGGGTAAAGACCTTCGAATTTCATAAAAGTCTCCTACGCTTCATTTACTTGTTTGCAATCACATTTGTATGCTTGTGCCATTTAATTCCTCCTTTTGAAATCCCAGGACACAGCCCTCACACTCATTGCAAGATTGGTAGTATCCTGGGACTTTGGTAAGGCCATTCTGTCGAGATTAAGTACAATAAAGTTTTTGGGTTAGTAGTTCATGGTAGCCTCCAGAGTTTAGTTAGTGGATAACTTCCTGTACGATCACAGTTATTGTGGAGGCAGGGAGTCGAACCCTGCATGGGCCGGTTTTAGCTCCTTTACTTAAGAGCCTTACGACAGTTTACTACTCAGGTTTCCACCCACCAACCAGCTTTGCTTGAAGGCTTCGGTACTCCCTTTTCATCGAACCCTAACCGCCTGTGTTAGCGTCTACCCTTTCCGCCACTCCACGACCTACCTAACTCCGTTCAAATATCCTTTTGTCTATGTACCAGAAGATCATAGCTCCGAATACCTGAACGGTAGCTAGTTTAATAAAAGAGTTAATGTTTAAGTGAGCTTCAATCAGATACATTAGTGGATACATGATTACTGTTGAAACTTGCCAACGAAGATGGTATATAAGATACCTTTTCACTAGGCTCTAGAGGTATCCCGAACCATCTTAGTAAGACGATTCCGGGTAACTCCTTGGTACTCTTCGATGTCCACTGACACGATGACAGGAATACCAATCCAGATACCATCGGCGATTGCTGCAGCAATCGCAGTCGGGGTATTCATATCTATCTTCATGTTGTTCTGGAAAGAAGACATCTGGTTGATCTTACCCTGGCGCTTTGTTACTTTACCGTTAGCTTGCATCTCGTGTTCATCACCAGGCTTAGGAAGCCACAGGCGGAAGTACTCGTGAGCCCCGTCGATCTCAGTCTTCCCGTCGCTCATAACTCCACCGTTCTGGTCAAAACAGACTTTGAAAGCAAGAGCGTACTTGGAAGCTTCGTGAGCTACACCAACTACGTTAGCTCGATAGTTACCACCTGGAATAAGAGGCATGGGCTTGTACTCATCAGAAAGATTGAAGTCTACATTAAGTCCTTCCGAAGTAGGCTCGTCCATACCAACGTCCCCAGTACCATTCTCAAGATATGCCTGAGTTTCTTCCGGAGTCATTTCTGTCATGTCTACTTTAAGATCTTCTTTACTCATTGCTTTAATCCTTTGTGTAAGTAAGTTAGTTGTTGTATAGCTGCGTTTGTGTTTGTCGGGAGCGTGTCAATTTTGGACACGGTCAGATTGTTCGTGGGTTCCTCCTTAGTTGTAGGTTATTGTGTAGTTTTAGCAGCCCGAAGTTCAGCTACTCGTTCTTTATGCTTTTGGACAGCGTTGCGGTAGGCAGAGATTACGGCAGGGTAACTGTTGGGAATCTCTGCTGGCATAAGGGACATACGTCCAGACAGTGTAGAGCGAGCTTTATACATTCCCTTGGGGGTTGTTCTAAGGTAGTATTCTGTTTTCCCTCCTTCCTTGGGGCGAGTGAAAGCGCAATAGACCTCTTCGAACATGCCTGGGACTTCGATTGCAAGTCGGCCTGTAAGGAGCGGAGCGATGTCAAGGATGTCTCCAGTTTTGTTGTCGAGTTTGAACTCTAGGTGAGCTATGACGATGACATTGCTGTTCATTGTGTACATCTGGCGGAATTTGCCTTCGAGTAGATTCTTGACCATCTGGAAATGGACGTTCCAAAGAGGGCCATTTGTCTCAGATCGTTTAGGGTCTAGCTGTAGAGCGCGTTCCATAGCTAAACCAAGCATGGAGGTACAAGAGTCGTTTACTATAGTTTTATATTCTCCTTTGTCAACGGCGTCTTTGACTTCACGAAAGGTCTTGTCGTATTCCATCCAGCCCTTTGGGCTGTTCTCGAAGTTAGCGTAGTCCCAGCCGGGGTAACGTCCGTAGGTAGCTATCTTATTGTCAAAGTCAAAGACGAAACCTGGGGTAGGAGCAGTTGCAGCGAATTCAGATTTACCTGTCCCATAATCCCCAGCGATGAAGAATTTCATAAACTCTTCCGTGGGGATGTAATCACTTGCTTTCTTTAGGTGTGTTACTGGCATTAGCTTATTCCTTTCAGCATTTCCTCGCGACGTTGCTGGCGGATCTTTGTCTCAGCTACTACATCCCAGGGATCTGTTACTATAAAGTCATGAAGAAGGACATCTTCAATAGGACGCTGTTGTTCGCAGAGATTACAGAATGAGCAACGACCGAACTGGTAGCAATTGTCGAAGTTCATAGGCCAAATGTTAGTAGAGCGACACTTGTAAATATCATCTGCAGCTTTATAGAGGGAAAGCTTCCATTGTTCAACGTCGTAAGGTGTGTAGAGTTCAGGAATACGATCGAAGTCTATCTTTGGTTTACCGTATTCTTTGGTGACTTTTGATTTGTAAGCGGATAGGTGGTGAAAGACGATTAAGAAACCATCTGGCTTAGTGGAAAGTTCTTCTCCTGCTGCAAAGGTGTAGCCAATAAATTGCGCTGCTCGGCGTAGCTGACTGGAAGCTTGGGAGATAGGTTTTCCTGTTGTCTTGTGGTCAATGATCCAGAGGCGATCGTTGAGTTCAACTTCCAGGTCGATCATGCCAGTAAAGTAGAAGCAAGGATCTGTTGTAAGGTTTACGTTTAGTAGTGTAGCATACATAGGTATCTCGAAGGTATGCTCGGATTCGATTATCTTTAACATACCTTCGTCACCAGCAAAGTGGTCTATGTAAGCTAGGAGTGCTTGAACTAGGTTAGAAAGAGAACGATAGTCATCGTAGAATGTCTGACCGTTGGTGTACTGTTCCCACTCGGTCTTTGCAGTTAGTATAGCCATTTCAAGCGCTTTACCGTCACGCTTCCAACCGTTTTCTGCGATGTGGGTGTAGAAGGCATCCATTGCAGCATGCCAGGTTATACCGTAGCGAAGTGCGGTAGAGCCGGTAGCTGGTTTTATGTTGCGCTCATATTGCCAGTAGTATTTTCGTAGGCAAGTAGAGGCGCAAGAACGCTTAGTATTGTCAAGTCGTAAGATTTTAGAACGAGACTCATCTGTACTAGTCATATCTGTTCCTTACTCTAAGGAGATAGCTAGGTTTAAGTTAGGTTAGGTTAGGTTAGGTTAAAGCTATAGCAATAGTTACTGGAGTATATTTAACTGATACAGTAGTATCTACTGCTACTATGAAGCAAGTAATTGGGATGTTGTTGCTGAGTAGAATACTGACTATGCGACTATACTGGCCTGGGATATAGCCGAGCATATACCTAGTTGTAGTTACGTCTTTTTTAAGAATGGTATGAATAGCAACAGCATACTTATCGTATTTATTACTAGGTTCTGCTTTAAGCAGTAGTTGTGTGCCGGGGAGAAGTTCTCGGTAAATATCTTTACCGGGATGGAATTGCATCCCTGCAATGTGGGTTTGAAAGAGGATCTTTTCTGGCTTGTCGTTAGTAGAGTTGGAGTCGATCATGATGTTCTCCTCGTGGTCTTTATGACCTGTTAGGAGGGTTAATGTAAGGAGGGAGGACAAAAGTCCTCCCACCAAGTGGTGTTAAGCGGTAATGCCGGGGAGCTTAATACCAAGAGCTGCACACAGCGTGCGGGCTTGTTCCTTCTCGTCGTCAGAGAGGTTAGCGTAGTTAGCAGAGATGTCCTTGAGGGAAAGCTTAGGAGCTGCCGGGGCACGGACAGTCCAATCAGCATTCTTCAGACCGTCCCAAACTTTCTGGATAGCTTCTTCAGCATCGGCACCAGAGCGACCAGCGGCGGCATCACCAAGCTTATGGCCAAGGCCGAAGGGGACGAGCTTATTCTGGATGTCAATGGGGAGGTCGCCAGGGTTGAATTCTACAGATCCCTTGGTGCCACCGTAGACGGTAATTACAACACTGCCGGGTTTTGACTGGAAGTCTTTCTCCAGGCGTTTCGCACGTTTCTCTGCTGCATCTGTTACTGACACGGTTTCCTGTACTTGCGTTTCGTCAGACATGGTGTTCTCCTTGTAAAAGGGAAAGTAAGTTAGTGATACATGGTACTGGCTACTATAGCCACTTAGTGGTGCTACTCTGTTTCAACAACTAATCATCGTTTAGTGTACTCATATAATAACCATTTTATTTTAGTTGTCAAATGAATTTTTCAAGTTATGGGTGTTTTTCTCGTGATTAGGGTAGTTTATTTCAGTTATTGTAACCTAACCAGTTAAGAAGTTCTGCTTCGCTTTCGAAGTGATAGTAAGTTCCAGATTCATTGGGTTGGTTAACGGTAGAAGACCATACTCCGCCAGGTCTAACAGCACAACCCTTTACCTCATCTGATCCACCTGTGATTAGCATGTATCGTGTGCTTACAGCTTTTGGGATAAATCCTATGTAGCGTTCTGACGCAAGCATGTCTTCAAATGAGTCATATACGTAGTCAGTGCTAATTTGTTTAATAGTAATTTTTTCCATGCTATCTCCTTTTAAGGTAAGAGTTCATACGCTACTGTGCAGAGAGGGACACCTCCGCTAGTTTTAACTGGTTCGTGCTTTACAAGTAAGTGTCGACCGGGAAGTGATTCTCTTATTTTCCAATAAGCTATTCGTTTATCCTTAGTAAGTTCACGACCAGTTCCAACAGAGAATCGAGTATTATCAAGACCTTGTACTACGAAAGCTCCAAGCATACCCTCGGCCCAACCAGTTCCTTCCTTGTAGCCTACTATAACGTAAACATCTTTCTCTGTAGGTTTAAATTTAAGCATGTACTGCGGGCGCTGAGCAACCCCGGCTCCCCAAGGGTTAGTGTAAATATTACCTGGTTGACGAAGGATTATTCCTTCATAACCGTCTTGAAGATACTGTACTGTTTTCTCCATCCAGTTATCTAAGCGTATAGCCTCTGGTTGAACAAGTTTTATCGGGCCGGTAAAAAGACCCTTTTCCTGAAGTTCTTTAAGTATAAAAAAACGAGATAACTGACGACTTTCAGTAATTTGAACATCAAAGATATGAAACTCTAATAGTTCAACGTCGGGGTTATAGTTCTTCTTTCTCCGAAGTGCAGAGTCTATACGCTCCCGAGGCCAGCCGTGGACATAGATTTCTCCATCGTAAGGTATTGGATCAAGACCTTGGAGTTTATGAAATGTAAGTATAGCATTCTTTATCCTGTCGGTAAACTGGAATTCATTACCGTAGCTTGAAATTAGGTAAGGTTCATC